AGTACCGCAATGGATATAATAGTTGCAAGTAGTACCGCAATGGATATAATAGTTGCAAGTAGTACCGCAATGGAAGCAGTAGCGGCAAGTAGTACCGCAATGGAAAAGATTTTTGTTGTTACGAGTGCAAAAACAGCTATTGCGGGTGCTGGTATAGCGTTAGCTAAATTGTTAGCTAATACAACTGCACGTGTGCGGTCAGACTATTTACAATTTGTTGTTGATTTTAATAATACGGTGCTTTCAACATTACGTGCTGATACTGTTAATTTTGTGAGAACTACAAGAACACAAGGAACGCAAAATCCGTTAAATGTTCAAACGGCTAGTGCTTATTGTGTAGCAACAACATATCAAATGAGTAATTACGGCGGTTCGGCAAATGATACACAGGGTAGACTATTTCACGGAGTACAAACAAGTTTCTTAATTCATGGTCCGTGGAATTTAGGTACTGGTAACACAACAACTACTTATAATCGTGTTGGGGTTTTGGGTATCTATGGTACTGGTACTGGAACGTATCCCGCAAAAATCGCATACGGCACATGGAATTTTGAAGTTTATACGCTAAGATGATAAATTCGGTGGTTTTTCGGTTTTAATTCTGCTATTGCTACTAACGACTTGAAAAGGAGTGTTTTAAATGGCAGAATTAAAACCTATGTGGAACGCACATAGAAATTCATTAGAAACAAGATTAACAAATTCAATATCTGCAACAGATACACAGATAATTGTAGATGATGTAACAAAAATACCGCCTGTACCTACGTTGCTTGTAATCGGCGGTACACAAGAAAATGCCGAAACAGTTTTGGTTACAGCTATAAACGGAAACATGTTAACAGTTACAAGAGGTTTTCAATCCACCGAACCCGCTCAAAGTTGGGGAGCAGGTCAGCCAGTATCAAGAAATTATACAGCGTTAGAACATGATAATATGGTTGCTAACATTATGTGTATAAATGACGCACTCGGTGATGTGAGTGTTCCAGAAAGTAAATTTGGTTTTACGTATGAAACGCCTATTTTACGTGAAGATGTTATTGAAACAAGAGTAAATGAATTAATAAATGAAACATCACGAAATCCGTTTGTCCGTAATAACTGGCGTAGTTGTACTGATGGCGATACAGTTTACTTTTTTACTGTAAATAATAATCAAATTTTTACTTTTAATAAAAATACGTATTGGGATATAAAACCTTTTGTAACATTACCAGATAATCGAACAAATGGGGCGTACGCAGTTACGGGAATCCATAACGGTTTTCTGTATTGGTATGACGCAAGTTTAAATTTAGCAAACGGTAATTTTTACAGATTAAATTTAACAACTTTGGTGTGGGAAACGCTAACAAAAGCGTTAAATAACCCACAGTATGGAACAGGTACAATTGTAGGTAAATATTTAGTTTTATTTACTAATGGGGTACAGATTAATCGTTATGATTTAGAAACGCAAACATGGTTAACGTCTGTTAACAGACCGACTGGCGGTAATAGTGCTTATGCAACGTGTTGTGCTGATTCAAATGGTTATGTGTATGTTTTCGGCAATAACACAGACCCTTTTAACCTTGTAAGTAGGTATGACCCAGTCGCCAATGTTATTTTGGCTCGTGCGGTAAATACTGCTAGATATGCGTCAAGTTGTTTGGGTAAAGATGAAAACGGAAACGAGGTTATTTATTTAGCTGGTGACGGTACAACATTTAGAAGATATAATATAGCAAATAATAATTATACGAGTAGAGCAGCTAATGCGGGAGATATGGGAAATTCAACTATGTTTCTTATGCCTAATGATTCAAATAGACTGATGGTATTGGGTGGTGACGTTTCAAACTCTTTAAGTAATCGATTATTTAAAGTTTACGACATTACGACTAATGTCTGGCGTTATGGTTGTTTACCAAACAGACCGAACAGTAACCAAAATCAATATTGGGTTTCTTGTACTGACGGTCGTTATATTTATATGTTTGGCGGTACTACGTTACCATACAACGCATTTTACAGAATAGATACCGAAAATGATTACGCTGTTGAAATATTACCGCCACCGTTAGAGTTTACAACAGCAGCCGATTTTGGTTATCACGGTCCGATTATGTATCACAACGGTAAAATTTATCGTTCTGGCGGTAATAACGCAACGTTTAATAAAAACATGTATGTTTACACTATCGCAACAAAAACATGGAATATGTTAAGTGCTGTTTGTCCTTTTGAGTGGCAAGACGGGGCAAGGGCAATAATTAATGATAAGTGGTATGTATCGGCTTCAAGTGCCGTAAGTTTGTTTACAGCGGCTTATTATGATTTTAATCTTGATACATGGGTACAACTACCAAACGACCCAGCGGACAATTTTTGGTCTAAGGGTGGTGCGTATGGTGATAAATTTGTTGTTATTGGCGGCGGCGGTAGTGTAGCAATTCAATTTAGGGTTTTTGATACCGTAACAGAAACGTGGAGTATTGTTAAAAATTTCGGTGGAAATGCTAACACATTGGGTGACACTATTATAAAAGGTGATAGACTTTATGTTGGTGGTATTCCAGTAAATCAAATTATAAATTTTATTAATCAAACAACTACTAATGCAACGAATGTGCTAGAGGTTGATTTAACTCATAGTATGCCGTTACGTTTGCATACTACAGAACATTTATATGATTTTGCTTATATGCGTGCCTTACTTTTAGATGATAGAATGTATTTAATAGACCAACGTTTACCACAATTAATGAGGTATTGGCTACAAACAATTGATATGCAATCCGAAATTTTAGCCGATATAAAAGCAGGGCAAAGAGTGTTTTATTCATCACTAAATAAAACATTGGAATTAGAACTAAACGGTGATATTATACCAATAGATGAAATTTATACAGCAACTACAGACGGATTTATTAAAACAGTCGCAGGAGCGTTAACAGGGGGAATTTTGCGGGGTTGGGTTTATCTTGATATAGTTGAATAAACAAAGTAACTGGGGTGTGATTTTTATGTTAAGTTGGGTTGAAATGCTGGTAGCAATTTTTACGGCAACTTTAGCAAGTGGGGGTTTTTGGTCGTTTATTCAAAAGAAACGTGACGGCAAAGACGCAAGAACAAAAATGATGTTAGGTTTGGGACATGACCGTATAATTTGGCTAGGCTTACAATACATTGAGCAAGGTCATATATCACGTGAGGAATACGCAAATTTAATTAAATATTTGTATGAGCCTTACAGAGAATTAGGCGGTAATGGAACAGCCGAAAGAATTATTGAAGAAGTAAAAAAATTACCCATAAAAACGGGCAAAGGAGAGGACTAACATGTCAGCATTAACGAGCATTATTATTTTAGCAATTTTTAACGAAAAATTTAACGAATTGGTGATTAAGCCATTGATTAAAGATGTTATCAAAGTACGTTTTGATTACATTTCATCAATAACAGGTTTATTGTTTGCGGTAATGTTTAATCTAAATATTTTTATACTTTTAGATTTTGAGCCGTCGCAACAACTGCCGATATTTTTTGTAAATGTAATTAGTGTGATTGTAACGGGTTTATTAATTGGTGCTGGGTCTAACATTATTCACGATATTATCAATTCAATAAAAGGGGTTGAAATTCCGCCCTTAGACATATCACCAAAGATAAACGAAAAGAAAGAGGGGTAAATATGTCTTACAGAAGTCCTGAGGGGTCAAGAGATATAAGCGAATTAATACCGCCTTTATTCCGAACAATGCAAGAATTTATTCGCCGTATGAAAAATAGGGGTTACGCTTGTGGGGTTTCTTCAACATATCGCACAATTGCGGACCAGAATATTTTATATAATAAAGGTGGAGTAACACAAGTTCGGGGTGGCTATTCGTATCATAATCACCGAATGGCGGCTGATGTTTTTCACAATGTAAAAGGTGATGAGTGGAACAATGCTGGGTTTTGGAAAGCTGTTGAAGCAACTGCAATTGAATTAGGTTTAGAGTGGGGCGGTTGGTGGACAGGTTTCGTGGACAAACCACATTTACAATTAACATTCGGCTTGACTTGTCAACAATTGTTGAATGGTGCAAAGCCACCAACAAACTATATAATGGGGTGGGAAAAACTTATGCATGAAGAAATTGCCGCACTAAAAGCGGAAAACACAAAACTAAAAGCTGATTTAACAGCACAAATAAATACAAACACCGTTTCACAATCAAGAATTTTAACTTTAGAAAGTCAATTAAAAAACTTTTTGTTAAAAGATACTGATATTATTATTGATGGTGAAACGATAGTTTTTAAAACTATCATGTACGAAAATTTAAATCATGTTGGTTTACGTGATATAGTAAGGGCAATAATGCCTGACGCTGAGGTTGGTTGGGATTCAGAAACAACAGCGGTAACAATCACGTTACCAAAACAAGAATTATCACATAATATGGGTTTACCCGGTATTAAAACAGTTAAAAAGAATCCGACTGTAACAGTAAAGAAAAAATCATAATAGTTAAATTACTAGTGGTATGTGTAGAAATTGCACATACCATTTTTATTTTAAAAAAGTTGTTGACAATATTATTAATCTAGTGTAATATATTAAACATAAGCAAGACAAACAATCAAAAACAATTTAAGAAAAGGAGAAAAAAGCATGAATCAAATGGAGATAGTTTTTAACGGCACAACCGCAGTAATGACATTTCAATATAATCAATCATTGGTTAATTGTGTTAAACGATTAGATGACAGAAAATATAACCCAAAAGAGAAAAGCTGGACAACTGACACAATGGGTGTTATAGAACTTTTAAAAGATGATGAATTTAAAAGAATACCTATAAAATTAACAATGTCAGGAAAGATTGAGGACGAAAAGTTAGCGGAAGAATTACCAAAACTTGAAGATATCGACTTAGATAAAATCAATTTTGATTTTAAAACAAAACCATTTCAACACCAATTAAACAGTTTCGCCTATGCAATGACTAAAGATAAATTTGTTTTAGGTGATGATATGGGTTTAGGTAAAACAAAACAAGTTATCGACATCGCTACTTACAGAAAGCAGCAGAACGGCTTAAAAAGATGTTTAATAATTTGCTGTGTTAATTCCTTAAAATCTAATTGGATAAAAGAAATAGGCATACACAGTAACGAAAAAGGCGTTTTAATCGGTGGAAGTAAAAAGACGGCAAGCAATAAAGATAAAGCAGACCATTTAAAAAATTTACGTGATGATGAATTTTTTCTTGTTACTAATATCGAATCACTAAGAAACGAAGATGTACTAAAAGAATTGGTTAAACTTTGTAAAAGTGGTGAAATCGGAATGATAGCGGCGGACGAGGTTCACAAGTGTAAAAACCCAAGTTCACAACAAGGAAAAGCGTTATTACAGCTTGAAACAAGGTTTAAAATAGCTATGACGGGAACGCCGTTAATGAACAGCCCATTAGATTTATACGTTCCGTTAAAATGGTTAGGGATTGAAAAAACAACTTATTATAAGTTTAGAACTCATTTTTGTGTATTCGGTGTGTTTAATCAAATCGAGGGATATAAAAACTTAGACCAATTAAGTACAAAACTAAATCAACATTCACTAAGACGCTTAAAAGGCGAAGTTGTGGACCTACCAGATAAAATATACATGGACGAATATGTTACAATGTCGGCTAAACAAAAACAGATATATAATTCAGTTGTTAATGATATAAAGGCTAATTTAGATAAAATTAGAATCAGCCCAAACCCATTAGGTAAATTAATTAGACTACGACAAGCGACGGGACATCCCGAATTATTAACAGCAGGCGTTAACGATTCGGCGAAAATGGATAGATTAATCGAATTAGTGGAAGAACTGAACACAGCAGGTAAAAAAGTTGTTGTTTTCAGTAATTGGGTTAAAATGACTGACGTTATAAGGGCAAAATTACAACATTTAAACACAGCTTACGTTTGTGGAGAAGTTAAAGAAGTAAACCGACTAAAAGAAATTGAAAGGTTTCAAGAAACAGATTGTAATGTCATTGTTGGAACAATAGCGGCATTGGGTACGGGGTACACGCTTTCAAATGCTGAATATGTTATATTCTTTGATGAACCGTGGACAGCAGCAGACAAACGACAAGCAGAGGACCGGGCCCACCGAATAGGAACAAAGCACAATGTAACAATAATAACATTATTAACAGAAAACACGGTTGATGTAAAAGTAAACGATATTGTTAAAAGAAAAGGCGACATTTCAGATAAAGTAGTTGACGGAAGAACAAGAGAACAACAACTTGAACTACTCAATTTTATATTAGATATTTAGAGGTGATAAAGTGAAAGATGAATATGTGAACACAAATTATGTTTGTGGGGTTCTGGATATTACATTCAGAACCTTAGACAGGTGGTATAGTGCAGATGTTACGGGTTTACCCGAATTACCCGAATTTGTGAAAATGTCGGGTCGTAAGTATTGGAAATTAGAGGACATTGAAAAACTAAAAATATTCCAAGAAGCAATTGGCAAGGGTCGGGCGGGTAAGTTAGGAACTCCATCAATATACACCAAAGAGGAATTGCGAGAAGTGAACAGAAAAAAATACGAAAGAAGAAAAGCACGGTTAGCAGAGCAAAACAAATAGCGTATAATGTTTTGACTAGGTAAATTCTAGCAAATAAAATTTTAGGAGGCTTTATTATGAGCGATACAGCAGTACCAAAAGGATTATTAAGATTAGATGAATTGATTGACGAGTTTTACGGTGTGAACAGCGAATATAAACAACTGAAAAAACGTAATGATGAAATTTCAAAAGAAATTAAATTAATTATGGGTGATGAAAATATCACGGCTCGTACACATGACGGAATCACAGCAAGTTTAACAACATCTAAAAAAGTTGAATTATTAGAACAGATTGCAATGAACGTACTAAAGGATAATGATTTAGCCGACGGTATTATTAAAACAGTTGAATATGTGGACACAGAAGCGTTAAACCGTGCCGTTTATGATGGGACTATCAGCGAGGACTTAATAAAAGATTGTTTTGAAACTAAAGAAACAATTAGATTGGGGGTAAAAAATGAACGTAGATAATATAAGTAGTTGTGATTCATTCGTAAACGTACCGACACCACCGCCAACGCTTTTACCACAACCGACAATAAAAGTATCTAGCCGGGTATCAAAGAAAATAGGCAATGATTTTTTCACATTTGAGTATACGGAAGAAAGAACAGTTAACCCAACAAGACCAATTGAAGAACAACGAATGGAGTTATGGCGAACGTGTCACGCAGAGGTTGATAAACAGATTGTGGAAATTATGAATCAATTTAAATAGTCTTAAATGCGATTTTAAGCGTTGTAATTATTTAGCCTATGTCAAGTATATGTCATAGGCTAAACTTTTAAATATGGTTAACGTGAAGTTAAATTAGGGCAAAAAGAAAGTGTTTAAATAGCCACAATGGGAGAGCCGACTATTTAAACACCTATATCAAAAAGAGGTAACGAGCAAATACAGTATAACCCATTAAAGTAAAAAAGACTAGCGGTAAACTAATCTTTTTTACGGAGTTAAACTTTGAAAGTTTTATTGTTATTTACAAAAAGTTTCGTATCAGTTAATATATAAGTGCAAGCAAACATATTTACTGAAATAAAGAAAATGCTTTTCTTTTTCTAAAAGATAACTTCCCTAGTATACTTTTAGCAGAAAATAAAGAAAATGGCGTTCGCCCTTTTTGTATGTCTAGTGTACTATATTAATTTAAAAAAAGCAATGTTATTTTATCTCTACAATTTTTATAAGTAGTGTTAAAATAAATGTACTTAGAATTTGAAAGGGGTTTGAACATGGCAAATGATTTGGAATTTTCGGGTGATGGTATATTTTTCCCGTATAAACTATTTCAAAAGGAATTATACGGTCACGTGTCATTGAACGCAAAGGCATTATATGCATTTTTTGCTAACATGGCAAAAAAAGATAATACAACAACAGTAATTTTTACGATACCGAAAATCTGTAAATGGGTAGGCTGTAGCGAAAGCACGGCAATAAGACTATTAGCGGAATTGGAAAGAAACGAATTTATAGAACGTGAAAAATCACATGGTAAAGCTAATATAATTCATGTTAAAAAGTTAGGAGAGTTGTTCAATGAAGTTGATTAATTTAAATAGCCCAGATGTCGCAAAATTTATTAAAGTTCCAGCAGCATTACTGAAAAACAAAAAATACAGCGGTATGCGTTCTGAAACAAAATTGATGTATGGTTTACTGCAAAATAGAACAAAACTTTCAATGCTCAACGGTTGGTACACGTCAGATGGTTTTATTTATGTAATTTTTACTATAAAAGCATTAAGTAACGAACTCGGTTACGGTAGAGATAAAATTATGAATATGTTATCCGAACTTGAAAAGTATGAATTGATAGTACGTAAAAAACAAGGATTTAGCAAACCTGACATTATTTTTGTGGCGGAACTTGAACCGTTTGATTATATGGAAGAAATGAAGTCGGAAATTCCGACCTATGAAGTCGGAAATTCCGACCACGTGAAGTCGGAAATTCCGACCTATGAAGTCGATAAATCCGACTTAATAAAGAAAGAGAATAAAAAGAAAGAGAATAAAAAGAAAGAGATAAAAGAAAGAGAAAAGAAAAAAAGCGAAACCGCTAAAGCGGATTCTGAAATTGCTGACGCAATTTTGGATTCTAAAAATGAAATTCTAAAAGATAACTTCCCTAGTATACTTTTAGCAGAAAATAAAGAAAATGATTTTTCTATTAGCGAAAGTGAAAATAGCGTACCGCATATTAGCGAATCTTTTAGAACTGAACACAAAGAAAATGGCGTTCGCCCTCTTTCGTCACAAATCGACAAACAGCTAATTGAAAAACCGAACAAAAGGCAAGCAAACAAAACTAAAAAGGTCAAAGAATTAGGTGAAATTCAATTAATATCTAATACCATTTTGACGGAACAAAAAGCAACGCTGAAAGTGCAAGAACTGATACAAACGTATTTAGAAATACGTAAATCTAAACAGTTAAAGCCGATTCAATGGAAAATGATTTTAGAAAAGTTTTTTCAAGATTACAAGATGGAGAGCGAACAAGTATCACAAATTGAAAAAGCTATCATGTCGGGGTGGCAGGCGTTATCATACGGCAGAAATGAAAATAACGGAAATGTATTTAATAAAAAAGTTGATGATTTTGAGTGTAAACGAGAGGAAACTTTTCAAACTGACGAAGAAATTCAGGCAGATTTAGAAAAAACTCTAAAATTTTTTGGGGTGGAAAAAAAGTAAGTTAATTTTTATTTATTAGTTGCGTATATTAATTTTGAGGTGATAAAAAATGTATGATTATGAATGTAGCACCGATACAAGCACATGTTTTTTTAAAAATGCATGTTCACAAAATAATTGCGAGGCCCGACAATGTGTTAGATTTATGGAAACTGATTATTTGTTAGGTGTGTCAAATTTATCTGAACGTGATAGGGTAGTTGAGAAATTAGAACCGCAGAAAGGTGACGAAACATCTTTTAAGGTTTTAGATAGTATTCGTTGTGATGTTGTTGATTTCGTTAAGCAGGGGGGTAATTTATACGTTTTCGGTGATGTTGGAAACGGTAAAACATCATGGGCAAAAAGAATTTTATTAAATTACTTTGCTTATGCGTGGGAATATAACGGATTTACGCCACAAGGAATATTTATAAACGTGCCGACTTATTTAGCACAAGTCAAAAATAGTTTTAAAAAAGATGATGGAAAATTCGATTTTTTGCAAGAGTATTTACCAATTGTACCGCTTGTTGTGATTGATGATATTACAACCGTTTCAAGTTATGATAATTCAGTATTATTAAATATAATAGACCAAAGATACACAAATGGTGTAGCAACAATATTTACTAGTAATCTAAGTCAAAAAGAATTAACTGAATCGTTAGGCAAAAGAACAGCTAGTCGGGTATGGTCCACATCAATAAAAGTACAAATAAAAGGCAAAGATATGAGGTGTCCAAGGTATGGTATCACTACAGATAATCAATAAAATTTTAAGCACAAAATCAATGGATATTTTAACAAACAACAATTTAGATGTTCAACACTTTAGCGGATATGCTGACGAGTACAGCTTTATAAAAAATCACTATGATACTTACGGAATGATTCCAGATATACCGACTTTTATATCTGTTTTTCAAGAATTTCAATTGTTAGAAGTTGCTGAAAACGACGAATATTTAGTTCAAATAATCCGAGAAGAATTATTATATTCTGAAATGGCTATTTTGCTAAACGACGTTGCGGATAAATTAAAAACAAACTCTTTTGACGCATTGGACCACGTTCAATTAATGGTTAACGAGTTAAAAACCCATGTATTTAGTGCGGGTGTTGATATCATTCAAGACAAAAGTAGATTAGACACCTACAACGCAAAAAAAGAAAACCCGCAACAATTCTTTTTAAGTACGGGTTTTCCTGAACTTGATAATCTCATGGGTGGACTATCAAGGGGTGAAGAACTTGCCATTGTGTTCGCTAGAACGGGAAAATTCAAAACATGGGTTGTAACTAAGATGTTAACCCATAATTGGCAAGAGGGTTTAAATGTGGGTATGATATCGCCTGAAATGTCACCTGATAAAATGGGGTATCGTTTTGACACATTAAATGAGCATATTTCAAACAAATCACTTTTACGTGGGGTAGATATCGAAAATTTTAGTTATGACGAATATATCCACAATTTGAGTGAAAAAAAGAACGTTTTTATTATAGCACAAAAAAAACATTTTATGAATAAGCAAATAACGGTTACTCGAATTAAAAATTTTTGTCTGATACATAAACTCGATATGCTCGTTATAGATGGTCTTGCATATCTTACGGACGAAAGACAAAAACAAAAAGACAATAAAACAACGACACTAACAAATATATCCGAAGATTTAATGCAATTATCAATAGATTTAAAGATACCCATTATTTTAGTAATGCAATCAAACCGAACAGGCGTAAGAAAAGAAGATGAAAAAGACCAAACACCTGATATTGATAATATTAGAGATTCAGACGGACCAAGCCATAACGCCACAAAAATAATAGCGGTTGGCAAAAGTAACGCAGGTTGTCACATATCGGTGAAAAAAAACCGTGACTATATAGGTAATGCAAATTTACTCTATGCGTATGATGTTGATAGAGGAATATTCACATTTACACCATCACAACAAGACAAAGATGTTGAACATGCGGTAAAAACAAGTACAGAACAAACAGCGGACAAACCAATAGACAGTATTTTTTAGAGGTGAAACATGTTAAAAATTGATAATGTAGTTATATTAACACCTATATCAACAATTTTAGAAACGTTAAAAGCGGAATTATTCACAATAGGGGTTGTACGATTTGCCAAAATGAAACCAAGCGGTGACAATCTTATGATTTGTTGTCCTAATCATAACAATGGGCAAGAACGTAATCCAAGCTGTGGCGTAACTATTAACGACAAACGAACAGATATAGGGCGTGTTCATTGTTTTTCATGTGGGTATAGTGCAACATTATCAGAAATGATAAGTAACTGTTTTGGTTATAGTGATTATGGCGTGTACGGTTCACGGTGGATATTATCAAGGTTCGGCGGAATAACTTTAGAGTACCGAAAGGATTTAGATTTAAAATTTGAGCGTAACGGAAGTAAGAACGAAACACATTTTGTTGATGAATCGGAGTTACAGCAATATCGTTTTTATCATGCCTATATGTTTCGCAGAGGATTAACGGAAGATGTAATAAATCGGTATGATGTGGGGTTCGACCCGAATTTTTCGTTAAACGGTAAAGATAAAATACCATGTATTACGTTTCCCGTTCGGACCGTAAACGGTGATTGCGTTTTTGTTGCCAGACGTTCAACAATAAACAAAATATTTCATTATCCACAACATGTTGATAAACCTGTGTACGGTTTATTAGAATACGATAGAAATGTTGATACTTTAGTAATAACTGAAAGTTGCATTGACGCATTGTACATAATTGGTATGGGTTACAATGCGGTCGCATTAATGGGAACGGGAAATAAATATCAGTACGAACAATTAAAGCAAATAAACACCAGAAGATTTATAACAGCATTTGACGGCGACGAAGCAGGAAGAAAAGCGACAGAAAGAATTAAAAAATATTTTGGTGGTAGAAAAATAATTAATAGTTTTGTTATGCCAGAAAATAAGGATTTGAACGACTTGTCAAGTGATGAAATAAAAAATTTAGGGATTATTTTTTAAAAAAGTTGTTGACAATCAAATTAATCTAGTGCATTATATTAAATATAAGGAACATAAAACAATCACAAACAATTGAAAGGAGCAACAAACATGAGTGTATATAATCAAGAGGCAAACGACATAGCTGAAACTTTTAAAAATATTTCAGAGGCAGTAAAAACGAGTAAAGAAGATGTAAGAAGATTAAATAATTTAATAAACTCAATTCTCGGAAACTGTGAGGGATTACACAAAGAAACGGTAGATACTTTTGTAATGTACTTATATGAAGAACTGTATATAGTACGTGATGATTTAGACGATTGGAAAGAAAAACAAAACAGTTTTTTAGATGACAATTATTCATTTTTAGATGAATATTTAGAGAAATAGAACAACATTAGCCGCCTTTAATTAGGCGGTATAAAAAGAGGTGTAAAGAGTGTACAAATCGGGAACAGTTTTAAAGAACAAAGAAACGGGCAAAACAGCGGTAGTAATATTAATGACTGATAGCCATATCACACTATTACAAGACGAAAAAGAAAAGATTCTTTCGTTAGCAACGCTAAAAAGATGGTGGGTAAGAACATCAGACACAAAAAGTGTGCCAACTAAAAAACCAGTAACGAAGAAAAAGGCAAGTAACACAAAGAAATCATTATTTTAAGAGAGGAAAACAAAACAATGAAAACAATTTATAACAATTTTTCAGAATTAATTACACCACAATTAAAACAATTAACAGAAAATCAATTATGCGAGGAATACCGAAAAGAATTAAACCCACAATTTTATGCAATGATGTTTATCAAACATTTTGGGTTAATAAAAACAATAACAAAGAAATTCGCAACATTGGATAACGCAGATGTTGACGGTGTTGTATTAGACGTGTTGGACAAAGCAATGCAACTTTACACAGAGGAAAAACAAACTAAATTTACAACTTATTTTACTAGAATACTTAAAAATAAATTAGTTGATATGGTTCGTAAGACAAAGGCGGCAAAACGTGATTTTGTTATGTGCGAATTATCCGCAATGGAATATGATTCTACAGTAATGCACACAGACCAATATTTAAGATTAATTTTTGATGACGTTAGAAGTATTTTAACCAAAACTGAATTTGATTATTTTAAATTATTCGTTGATGGGTGGACAAATACCGATATAGCCGAATTTAATAATGTCAGTTCCGCAAATGTCAGTAAAACAAAAAGTAGAATACAGCAAAAAGTTTTTTCGATTGTGTTAGATTATTAAAATATTTAACGTATAATCTTTTGAAAGGGGCAAAAATATGATAAAAGTATTACAGAGGTTTTCAATTTGGTTTTTTAGGGTTACTCACTCTATAAAATAAAAAAAAAACAATTTAAACAATAAAGGAGTGTAAAAGAAGATGGCAAGAATTAATTATAATGATGTAGATAAGTACGTAAGTGAAGGTGGCGGTTTTTTCACATTAGCAAATGATAAACAAATCGCAAGGGTAAGATTTTTGCATACAGATATGAATGATATAAGTGGTTATGCGGTGCATAAAGTTATCATTGATGGCAAAAACCGTTATGTAGGTTGTTTGAGAACTTACGCCGACCCAATAGAAGCATGTCCGTTTTGTTCGTGCGGTAACGACCAGTTGAAAAAAGTAATTGTAAAGATGTTTTTACAGGTGGTTGAACTTGATGATAACAACAATGTAATATCAGAAGCCAAGTTATGGGAAAGAGGAAAAAATTTCTTTGGTAAGATGTCGGGCATATGTGACCGATACGGTCATCCATTGTCAGGCACAGTTTTTGAAATTCAAAGAAATGGTGCAAAAGGTGATACAAACACCACATACGAAATTTTTAGTATGTTAACAGACGGCACACAATTAAATCAACTGCCACAAAAATCAGAAATTGAGGGTAATTTAGTTTTAGAAAAAACGTACAATGATATGATGATTTTTGTTAATTCGGGATTTTTTCCAGAACAAGCGCAGCAAAATCAAGGTTATGCACCACAACAACAAAACTATGTACCACCAACACAGCAACCACGACCGGTGTACACAGCACCGATACAAAATCAACAAGTACAACAAAACTATGTACCACAACCGCCCGTGTCACAGCCAACACAGCAAGCACCAACAGATGACACACGTAGAGTACCGCCACAGAACGGCGTATTTTAGAAATCAATTAGCAAGGTGTAAAAGCCTTGCTAATTTTTTAAGAGGTGAAAAGAAATGTCACTATTTGATATACCGACAAAAAGGTCAAATCCCGCAGATGATAAAAGATTAGTAGGAAAAACGACACAAGCAATGATAGCACCAATAGCAGTAAAAGCGGGCAAAGGTGGCGGCGGTAATCTTATGTCACGTATGCAAATGATTATTGCGACCGTAAATACTAAAATGGGTAAGTTTAAAGATAAATACATAATTATTGAAACAGACGAACAACTAAAAAAACATATAGATAAATGTTGCAAAAATGGCATTATGTCTATAGACGCTGAAACGGACGGGTTAAATCCGTTAAGTTGTAAAATTGCTGGATTATGTATTTATACACCGGGGCAAAAACCCGCTTATGTACCGATAACACATTTTAGTTATGTAACAGGATTGCAAATATTTGATAATATCCCTAAATTTGAAGAAGTTAAAAAACAACTTGAAAGAATCCGTGATAATGCGGTAAAAATAATAATGTTTAACGGAAAATTTGACATTAGGGTTATTAAACACAGTATAGGTGTAAAACTGGTGTGTTATTGGGATTGTTATATTGCCGCTAAGATATTAGACGAAAACAGTTTACAAAGCAATTTGAAAGCATTACACAGTAAATTTTGTATGAACGGAAGCACAGACGATTTTAATACTTTCGGTGATTTGTTTGAAGGTATACCTTTTACACATGTGCCGATAAGTACGGGCTATTTGTATGCGGCACATGACGCACTAATAACATTTGAGTTGTACGAGTTTCAAAAAATGTATCTTGATGATACACAGGATAAGTGTAATGAGTTAAAACTTAATGGGATAGCCAAAGTATTTAATGAAATTGAAATGCCGTTAATTGATGTTATCGTGGAAATGCAAGACAGCGGCATATCAATGGATATGGATTTTGTAAACGATTTATCGGCGAAATATCATACGGTTTTGCAAAAGAAACTAGATGTGTTTCATGCACTATTAGAACCGCATACGGACATTATAAATGAGTATATGAGTTTAAACCCAATGGGCAAACTCCAAGTACCAATAAATATTAATAGTCCGATTCAACTAGCGATTTTGTTATATGATATTTTTAAAATAGAACCCGTTTCCAAAAAAACACCACGTGGAACAGGTGAGGAAGTTTTAAGCATGATTGATAATCCGATTTGTACCGCTATATTAGAATATCGGACTGTTAATAAATTGTTATCGACATACATTGATAAAATGCCAACAGTTATTGAGCCGACAACGGGGAAAATTCATTGTAATTTTAATCAGATGGGGGCGAGAACAGGGCGTTTAAGTAGTTCAGAACCGAACATGCAAAATATACCCGCACGAAATAAAGAAATACGAAAAATGTTTTGTGCGTCTGATAATCATTATTTAATATCTAGTGATTACAGCCAACAAGAGCCAAGAATAACAGCGGTTATGAGTGGTGACGAACGTATGATTCAAGCATATGTTGACGGTAAAGATATTTACGCAGAGATAGCGAGCCTATCATTTAAACAGCCTTACGACCAATGCCAAGAGCATGACGCAGAGGGAAATTATAACCCAGACGGAAAGAAACGCAGACAGCAGGCGAAAGCTATTGTATTAGGTGTTTGTTATGGGAAAGAAGTTCCGTCAATTGCTGCTGATTTAGGAATATCAAAACAAGAAGCACATGCAATATATGACGCTATTATGTTAGAGTTTCCAAGTCTAAAAAACTTTATGCTGAACAGTCAAAAACAAGCAACTGAACACGGTTATGTTACCACATTTTGGGGTAGAAAAAGACGTTTACCAGATATGCAATTACCAAAATACAGCATAGAGCCAAAAGACGATTTACCGTTTACGGATTTTGACCCATTAGATTGGAATAATCACCTTACAGAAGAACACAGAATCGACCCGAAACTAGCTGAAAAGTGGTTTAAGCAGTTAGCGAACACACGATATTATAAACAGCGTGAAAAAATTAAACAAGAGGCATACGAGCAGGGTTATATAATAAAAGACAATACAAGTTTTATAGCAGAGGCGACCCGTCAATGTGTAAACAGTATTATACAAGGAAGTGCGGCGGACCTTACAAAATTAGCAATGTTAAAAGTCGGCAATGATGAGTTTTTGAAAGAAAAAGGTTTTAAATTATTGTTGCAAGTACATGATGAATTAATAGGCGAAGCACCAAAAGAAGTAGCGAAAGAGTGCGGCGAAAGAATGAGCCAATTAATGATTGAGGCAGCCGCAGAATTACCGATTCCAATTAAGTGTGATGTTGAAATTACTAATTGTTGGTACGGTGATGTTATAGAGGTGTAAAATGTATCATTACAGAAGTTTTAAAAAACGTAACACAGTAAGTAAAGATGAATTGATTGAGATTTTAGAAGATTGTCAAAAACATCTTTTTGCTTGTATAAAATATTTTCATACCGAAAATGATAATGTGATTATTGATATATTGCGTAAAAAAGATTTAGAGCATATTGAGTATTTACGTAAACGAGTAAAAGAGGTGACGAAATGTTAACATTGGGTTCGTTGTTTGATGGTTCGGGTGGTTTTCCATTGGCGGCAATACTTGAAGAAATAAAACCGCTTTGGTCGTCTGAAATAGAACCGTTTCCAATAAGGGTTACAAAAAAGAGATTACCAAGTGTTAAACATTACGGCGATATTTTAGATATGAAAGGTTCGGAAGTTGAGCCGGTAGATATAATAACATTCGGTTCACCGTGTCAGGATATGTCAATAGCGGGAAACCGTGACGGCTTAGACGGTGAACGGTCTAATTTATTTTTTGAAGCAATAAGAATAATAAAAGAAATGAGGACAGCGACAAATGGAAAATACCCAAGATACATTATATGGGAGAATGTTCTCGGGGCGTTCTCTAGTTCAGACGGTGAGGACTTTCGACAAGTCCTTGAACAAATTACAAGAGTTAAAGACGAAACAACATCAATCCCTAAACCTACAGGGGGGGGGGTGGCTACAATCAGGCGATATTTTGGGAAATGATTTTTCCGTTGCATGGCGAACGCTTGACGCTCAATTTTGGGGAGTTCCCCAACGCAGACGCAGAATCTACCTTGTCGCAGATTTTGATGGCGAATGTGCAGGAAAAGTATTATTTGAGTACGAAAGCGTGTCAGGGTATTCTCCGCAGGGGTTTGAAACGTGGCAAGACCTTATCACCGTTGTTGAAAGCGGTATTGGAGAAACAGGCAAATGTTTTGTCGTAGAAAATCATGCGGCAGATAGCCGAGTAAGAATTGACGAAAGCGGAGTTGTGCAAACATTAACTAGTGCAATGGGTACGGGTGGTGGCAATGTTCCGTTAGTCATGAAAACAGCAGTAATTCAAAACGCTATAATTGGGCGTGACAATAATAAAAGTAATGGTTTTGGTGTTAGTGAGGATATTTGTTTTACACCAGATACAGCAGGACCGCACGCAGTATGCTCAACAAGTAAAAATAGCTTTCATACAATCATGACGGAAGAAGTTGTTAGCACTCTAGTTGCAAGTGATTATAAAGACCCACCAACTGTAATTGATGGGTTTGTTATTAGACGCTTAACACCGACGGAATGTGCGAGGTTACAGGGTTTTCCTGATTGGTGGTGTGAAGATGTAGAAAAACGGTCCGATAGTGCGGAATATAAAATGTGGGGCAATGGGGTTGCTTTGCCGTGTGTCAGATTTATATTAGCGGGTATTGTTTGGGCAGATAAACAGGCGGACCAAACATTTAAAATGAAACCATCAAAAAAATCTTTATTTTAAAGTTAATTTTAATAAAAATAATGCGTATCATTACATGAAAGGAGTTTTGAAAATGAGTAAAAACGATAAAAAAGCTAAAGCAGTACAAGACAAAAACGTAGATGTAACGATAAACACCGATTTGTTACAGTCTATGGTTGCAAAAATCATCAAAGCACCAAGTAACCACAAAATGTTGCCAGTAACAAATTTGATAGGTGTAGAAGTGGAAAACGGTATTTTGTCATTATCGGGTACAGACGGAAATAACACCATGCTCATTAAGAGTAAAGAAAGAATTTGTGAAGATGAAGAAACATTTTATGTATCAGTTGAAGCTACTGTTTTTGCAAAAATTGTTGCTAAAACAACAACGCAAACGGTTTCGTTAAAAATGACTGAAAAAGGTCTGTTGTTTATGGGTAATGGTACTTATACAATTGAAATTCCGCTTGACGAAAACGGAAAAGTAATAAGAATACCAATGCCCGATTTTTCAAATTGTAAAAACGAAAGTGAGTTAAAAACCAATAAAATTAAACGTGTAGTTGCTGCGAATGGTAAGGCGTTAGCGTCAACCGTTGAAATACCCGAACTGCTAAATTATTACGTTGATGATAAACACGTAATAACGTCGGACCGTATAAACAAAGCGTGTATTAGCGACATACCGTTTACACAAAATCCGCAATTATTGACACCGCAGACGTTACAGCTTTTAACTTTGTTTGATGGAGAATCGATAACATGTGCGGAAAGCGAAAGTTCAAATATCATTTTATTTTTTTCTGATACAATGATTTTAGTGGCTTACGTTCCTTATGGTTTAAAAAACTTTCCAGTAGAAACTTTACTAAATTACAAAGAATCAGCGTTTGAAAGTAGTGCGGTACTTGATAAAGCAAAAGTTTTAAAAGTGTTAGAACGTTTATCATTATTTGTAAAACCGTATGATAATAATACATGTGTGCTAACATTTAATCGTGATGATATTTTAGCAACAACAAGAGGTAACAGCGGAGAAGAAACAATTAAATATTTAGAAATCACAAACCATCAACCGTATGTGTGCCATATCGATATTGTTGTATTAGCCGAAATTGTTAATGCGATTACGGAAGAAAAATTTACAATATGGTTTGGTAATGATTCGGCAATAAAAATAACATACGAAAGTATCACACAAATAATATCATTATCGGAATAAACATAATTAAGCGGGCGTAAAATCCCGCTTTAATATTAACTAAAAATGGGAGTTGAAAGCATGGCAGATAATCATGTAAAAGATTTGTTTAATCGTATTGGTAAGGAAAGCAAGCCACCAGAAACAGAATTTTTACAAGACCTAAGTTACACTATACAAAAAATAGAGGCAGAGAACAGATATAAACCGAGTAGGTATTTATCACCAAGTTCAATGAAATGTATTAGAGGTATGTTTTTTAAGCGTATGGGTACACCAATAGATGAAACGGCAGTAAGTCCGACACTAACGGGTATAACGCAAATAGGGAGTTTTAGGCATGAAGTTTTGCAAGAATATGTTACAAAAATGCCTAACTGTGTTTTTGTGGATATAAGGGAATATGTAAAGCAGTACGAATTACCGTTAAAAATTGTTAGACAAGACGGAGCAGAAACACTTTTATTAAACGAGGGTAAAGGTATTCAATTTAAATGTGACGGCGTTATCAGATACAAAAACGAAATTTATATATTGGAGATTAAAACGGAAAGTTCCAATAAATTTTGGCAACGTAAGGGCGTAGATTCCGCACATTATACACAAGCGGCGGTTTATAGCATGTTGTTACAAATAGATAAGGTTTTATTTGTTTATGAAAGCCGAGATACAACGGACCGCAAGGCGTATATACACACACCACCCGCACACATGAAAACGGGCGTTGTTAGCATGATTGAGAGTTTAGAGAAATACGAAAAGGCTTACATGATACCAGAAAAGCCAAGCGATTTAGAAATCAGCAAAAAAGATTGTGAATATTGCAACTATAGAAATTTATGTAGGCAAGTTGGAGCAAATTCACAGCCCGCAACATATTTTAAGTAGGTGACGAAATGAAAGCAAGCCGGGGAAAAGATTTTGAAAAAGAAGTAAAAACACAAATTGAAAAATTATCAAAATTTAGTATTGACCGCATACCCGACCAGATGACGGGTTACGCAATGACATCAACTAATATCAGTGATTTTATTATCTTTAGGCGACCTTATTTGTTTTATGTAGAATGTAAAGCGGTAAGAGGTAACAATCTTAATTACAAACAACATTTAACAGAAAATCAGTATAATGGTATGCTTGAAAAATCAAAAATAGACGGTATTTTTTGCGGTGTGCTGATATGGTTCATAGACCACGGCACAACAATGTTTGTACCAATAGAGTATATAAAAATTGCAAAATCGTTGAATATAAAATCATTTAATATAAAAAATTGGTACGATTTTGACAGCATTACGGAAAATCAAAATCCTATTTTTTTATACGGTGAAAAACGGCGAGTATTTTTTAATTACGATTTTAGAAGAATGTTTTATGATATTGTTGGGAAAGAGGTGTATAAACATTGGATAAATTAGACTTAGAACAAGTTGAAAGGATAACAGAAAGTTTGGACGAAATTGTTACTGACTGCGTTAATAAAGTTTGTTCAGGTTTAGACGATTATATAAAATTCGTTGCGTCAATTGCCATGAACCAAGAACAGCCCGCAAGTAATGTAGAATTAGACGATTTTGTTATTAATATTCCAATTCATATGTATTTTGTCGGTGATAAGATGGAGCGGACGGGGTTGTGTGAAGATATAGCGAAAATGCTAAAAGATGAAAAATACAGAGAAATATTTCAAAATGAAAAAGGTACGATAGCGAGTAAAAACGCCGTAGCAGATGACGGAACGCAGGACGAAAAATTAATACAAATGGTTTATTCAAAAGCGTACAAACGTATGAAACATAGACTTGATTACGCACAAGAAATTTTACAGTCAATTAAAAAGGTCATAAGTCGCCGAATCGCAGAACTTGAAACGGTGAAAGTTGACACATTTATAAACAAAGGAGTTGGCACAAAATGAATTATGAAGTGGGTACGACAAATTACCAAAATATATTAGCGGAGCAATTACAAGAGAACCCAAACCATGAAAAAAATACGGCTTTAATGTTCACTTATGACAGAATCAAAGAACCGTCATTGAAAAAATTCGCATTATTCTGTAATAGATATATACCAGATTATTTTTTTAGTGTTGCGGCAAGTAGCACAGGAAAGTATCACCCTGTATTTGCATTAGGTGAGGGCGGGCTTGTAAGACATACGAAAGTAGCCGTTAAAATTGCGGAAGAATTATTAATTTTGGACCAGAACAAGGACATAAGCGGTTTGTCAGATGAAATGTATTTTGCTTTGATATTTCATGATATTTTAAAACACGGCTATCCGTATCACAATCATACAGTAAAAGACCACCCACAATGGGCGGCGGCTTTTTTAAATGAATGTTACAGGCGATTTCTTGTATCTGATGATATGAAAAATTACAATAAAAGCAGACATACAAGTATAGGTATGCATGTTGACATTATAAACAAATGCATTTTGTCACATATGGGGCAATGGTGGAAACCAGAACCTATAACGGTTGCACAAAATTTTGTTCATATGTGCGATTATTTAGCGTCAAGACGATTTTTGAGTGTGAACATAGAAGATTTATTATAGGCGGTGACATATGAGTAAGCTAGAAGCATTAGCAGCGAGAGTAAACAAAGATTATAAATCAAATGTTATGACATGGGGAATACCCGAAAAACAATGCGAAAAAATCCCGTTCAGTTCACCGACATTAAATTATATGACCTATGGCGGTCTACCACGAGGGCGATTAATTGAGTTTTTTGGAGAAGAAGGCGGCGGAAAAACTACAACAACATTAGATATAGTTAAAAACGCTCAAATTCTTTTTGAGGACGAATATAAAAAGACTTTAAAGGTTCTAAAGGATAAAACCAAAGGTAAACCCAAAAAGGCAGATTTGGACACGTTAGAAGCACACAAAAGAGCAAAGGCTCAAACCGTTCTGTACTTAGATTGTGAGAATACACTTGATTTAAGTTGGTCGAAAAAGTTAGGTGTTGACGTTGATAAAATGATGTTAGTAAGTCCAGACAATCAAGCAGCAGAAGAAATTTTTGAAATAGCATTACAGGCTATAGAAACGGGCGAAGTCGGTTTGGTTGTAATTGATAGTTTAGGCGTTATGTTATCAGAACAAGCATTTGAAAAACAGGTTGGCGAAAAAACTTATGCGGGAATATCACAAGCATTAACGAATTTTTCAAAAAAAGCCGTTATGTTGTGTGCTAGATATAACACAATGCTTATTGGTATAAATCAAATGCGGGATAACCTAAATAGTCAATTCGGCGGTACAGTAACAACGGGCGGTAAGGCGTGGAAACATAATTGTACGGTTCGTATGGAGTTCAGAAAAGATACTTTTTTGGACACAAAGGGCGAGCCAATAAACAGAGGGTCTAAAACGCCAGCAGGTAACTCAGTTATGGTAAGGCTTGAAAAATCAAAGGTAAGCCCACCAGACAGACGGTTAATAACATATACGCTAATGTATGAAACAGGAATTGATGTTGAAAAAGATTATGTTGATTTAGGTATACAAGTTGGAACAATCCAACAATCGGGGTCGTGGTACTCTTTTATAGATATCTCAACAGGTGAAATACTAACAGAAAAGGACGGCGACACAATACAGATACAGGGAAAAGCTGGGACCGTGGAACTGATAAAGCAACGCAAAGATGTTTTTGACTGGTTACGTGAACAGCTTAAAAATGTTTAAAATTTAATACTTTTGCAGAAAGTGAAAAATATTTTATTTATTTTTCACTTTTTTGTTGACAATTAAATTAATCTAGTGTACTATATTAAATATAGCAACACAAAACAATCAAAAAGGAGCAAAAAACAATGAAAAATTATAAGTACAAAGAAATGACATCACAAGAACTAATAGGCACGATAGCGGAACTAAACGAAAAAATCAACGAGCTATCAACTGAAAGAGATAATATTGATGATATTAAAAAAGAATATGATAAATTTGATTCATTATCAAATGAATTAAGTGAGTTAAGAGGTATGTTATACAAGGTTGAATTAAGGCTTTATATGGTATCATAATAAAAAATAAAGGCACGGTTTAACCGCCGTGCCTATCAAATAAAAGGAGATTAAACAATGAAAATTTCAGATTATTTTTATCCTGACTTCTTAGAACGTAACAATATCGTGATAACTCACAGAGATATGATAAGTTTAGAACAAATGCAACATTTGGCATGTAGGGGAGCGAGTGACTTAATACAAAATAAAACCGATAGTATAGAGATTTTAACAGATATTATATTTGAGTGTGTGCGAGTTGAAGAAAATCAAATATTAATGACTATTACGGACACTAAAAGGGATAAGGTTATAATAAGAAAAATGCACATATGGAAATTCATTAATTTAAAAGATGACGGTTTTTATAGTTTGGTTGATAGATTACTTAAAAAGTTAGGGGTGAAGATATGATAAAAATAGGCGAAGTAATATATTTTGATTCGTTAGAACATCTGTTAAAAGGTGTTCTAACATATAACATGATGATGTTTTTGAGATATACTATATTAGAAAATGTTGAGAGTGCCGCAGATATTAATTTTATAGAGGTTAGAAGAATAAATCGGGCATCATGGCACGTGGAATATATTAATACTGATTACGGCGATATTGATATAACGGATAAAAAATTAATATTATCCGCAAATTGTTATGATACAAAACCGTTATTAAATGCGAAATTATACAGCTTTGAAAATGTTTTAGGCTCTGTAATTGAAAGGTATAAACCGAATTTTTAAAATGTTTTAATCTTTTTTAAAAAAGTTGTTGACAAATAAATTAATCTAGTGTATTATATTAAATATAAGGAACACAAAACAATCAAAAACAATTTANAGG